CACCTAAATCACCAGTGACTATGCAATCAAAATCGGAGGGTTGATAACCAGTATCGGTTAGATAGGTCTTTATAGTATCCGCTGAGGATGGTGCCATCGCTGAACCCATGTTGTTCACATCGGATATTTGCCAGTCTACGACCTTGCCCACACATCCCCCAACTATGAACGGTGGTTTCTTCTCATTGGATAACACCACCGCCCCCGATGCTGTACAAGTCCATTGAGCTGTAGGAGTTCTCTGTCCACCGTAGGATGTCGGAAATCTAAACTGTCTTTCCGCAGTCGAAAAGTGCGAGGATGTCGCACATACGATATTTTCCGCTAGAGAGTTATCCATGCACATAGCACCTAATAACATCCCCTCGGTCATGGTAGAACACGCCCCATAGATTCCAAAGTACGGAATCTCTAAATCCTTGATACCGTAAGTAGTACTAGTACATTGGTTGATTAAATCCCCTGCAAACAGGAAGTCTATATCTTCTGTAGATAACTTTGCCTTGTCTATGGCTCGTTGGATGGTCATCTTCTGTAAGGTGCTTTCAGCCTTTTCCCATGAGTCCTCACCAAAGTAGCTATCATCCGAAATGTAGTCAAAGTAGTTGCCTAAGTTTCCGTCGCCCTCTTCTTTGCCAACCGTGGATGAGTATGACTTGACATTCGGTGGGGTAGTAAACTGAAAACTCCTTTTTGATACCTTTTTCGACATAATATTGTTCTCCTAATACTTATATATTCTTTGAGTAACAGTATACCCAAATGACCATCATGTTAGACATTTAAAAAAATTTTTTTTTGAACTTGTACGTTTGCATACAAAAAAATTCGATTTTTCACCCCCTTATGAAAGGTGTTTTTCAAAACATACTTTTCAAATACAAAAAATTTTTGGAGGTGTTCGTATGAACGAAAAGAGTAGTCTCATTTGGAAAGGTCTTGAGAGGTTGGCTTTCGGAAATACCAACGATGCTGTTTTCTTGGTATTCTCCGAGGAGTTGCCACCACCTAGCACTATCGCTAAACTTGACCTTTTCAACGTTTCAGAATTGAAGCGTGTCAAGGGTGGTGGGGTGGAGGTTAAGTTCTTCGATAGACAGAGAGCTATCGAGAAGATGTTGGACTATTCCAACGCAAGTAACGACAACGAAACGGCTAAGAGTCTAATTGAGGCTCTCAGTGGTGGTGATAATCTTGAAAGTTAGCAGTTTCTCCCCAAAACAGAGGTTGACATTGAAATGGTGGAACTTGGACGAGTATTCCTCATATGATGCCATAATCTGTGATGGTGCTATACGTTCAGGTAAGACGGTTTCAATGTCGTTGGGGTTCGTGCTTTGGGCGATGACTAAGTTCAATGGCGGTACGTTCGCATTATGCGGAAAGACTGTCACTTCATTAAGAAGAAACGTAATCACACCATTAATGGAAACGGTAAACTCTTTAGGATTTACGTGCATTGAAAAGGTTAGCAAAAACTATTTCGATGTAACTCTATGTAGTGTGACTAATAGGTTCTATCTGTTCGGGGGCAAGGATGAGGGTTCATCAGCTTTGATACAAGGTATCACTCTATGTGGCGTGTTCTTCGATGAAGTGGTCTTGATGCCACGTTCTTTCGTTGAACAGGCTATAGCAAGATGTTCCGTGAACGGTTCAAAATTGTGGTTCAACTGCAACCCTGATAACCCTTATCATTGGTTCTATCGTGAATGGATTTTAAAAGTCCAACAGAAACGTGCTTTATACCTACACTTCACTATGGAAGATAACCCCTCTCTATCTGAAAAGATTAAGGATAGGTATAAACGTGTGTATTCTGGTATCTTTTACGATAGGTTCGTATTGGGCAAATGGACTGTATCCAGTGGGGTGATATATCCCATGTTTGATGAGAAACATCATGTGGTTAGAGAACTTCCAAACTACTATGAAAAGTTTGTAGTCTCTTGTGACTATGGAACTATAAACCCTGCATCGTTTGGGTTGTGGGGTTTGAATGATGGCAAGTGGTATCGTATAGACGAATACTACTATGATTCTAAGGTTGAAGGTTCACTTCGTACTGACGAAGAACACTATTCCGCTTTGGTGGAATTGGTCGGTAAGCGTGAAATCTCCGCTGTGATAGTAGACCCATCCGCTAGTAGTTTCATTGAGTGCATTAGACGACACAAACGTTTCAATGTGGTTAAGGCTAACAATGATGTCATAACAGGCATTAGGCGTGTCAGTGATGCCCTAAAACAGGATTTAATCCTATTTTCCGACCGCTGTCACGACAGCATTAGGGAGTTCTCACAGTACCGTTGGAACGAAAAACTCAACAACGATTCGCCTATAAAAGAACACGACCATGCTATGGATGACATTCGTTACTTTGTAACCTATGTGTTTAAGTCCAATGCCGAAGATGATTTCTTCTGTATGTCACTGGTTAGGTGATATGTTCAACATGACCAGTTAAAAAAATTTTTTGGAGGTGATTTTTATGAGTATCCTATCTTGGTTCAAGAAAGATAGTCAAGCTGAGCCTATCATGGTGCAGACCGCTAGGAAAACTAGTGTCTTTGATGACCACTCTAGTGTGGAACTTAACGAGAAACTTCTCTATGATAACTTGCGTTATGCCGTCCCTTTGATAGACGCTTCTATCTGTAAGATAGTCCGCTTAACTGGTGGATTCTCTGTAAAGTGCAATGATGAGGAGTATCAACCTTTACTGGATGATTTCATTGAGAATGTGCCTGTCGGTGTGACTGGTAAATCTCTTGGAACTTTCATAGACTGCTACCTTGATAGCCTATTAACCTATGGCAACGCCATCGGGGAGATTTTGGTTGACAAGGAAACCGGCAGAATCGTAGGACTCTCTAACGGAAACGTTGCTGATATTGAAATTAAGTTTGGTAACTCTCCATTAGAAAAGGAGTACTATCTAAAGGGTGAAAACGTTCCGCTATCAATGCCACAGTTGATAATGTTCTCTTCTGTAAATAACATCAGTGGTGAACTTCTTGGACGTTCAGTGCTACGTGGTCTACCTGTGTTGAGTTCTGTATTGCTTAGAATCTATGAGTGTATAGGACAAAACTTCGACAGGGTGGGAAACGTCCGTTATGCTGTGACTTACAAGCCATCTTCCGACAGTTCCGAAAAGATGTTTTCTAAAGACCGTGCTATGCAAATAGCTAAGGAATGGGCAGAAGGTATGAATGCTAGTCAACACGGTCAAGTTAGAGACTTCATAGCCGTAGGCGATGTTGATATCAAAGCTATAGGTGCTGACAATCAAATGATAGACACAGAAGTTCCAGTGCGACAGATTTTAGAGCAGTTACTCTCTAAACTCTCGATACCACCATTCTTGTTAGGTTTGTCGTGGTCTTCCACCGAAAGGATGTCTTCTCAACAGGCTGATATGCTAACCTCGGAATTGGAGTACTACAGACGTATGCTTAATCCAACTATCAAGCAAGTGTGTCAGTGCTACCTAAGAAGTTTGGGTTCAACTGCTGATGTTACCGTTGAATGGGTGAACATCAACCTACAGGATGAGGTCGAATTGGCAGACGCTCGTTTGAAGAACGCTCAAGCACTTCAAATTGAGACTGAGTTGGGCGTGAACGTTTAACTCTTAAAGTAAGTTTAACATCCTTGGAACGTTTAGATTTTCCAACAAAAAATAAACGATTTTTACAACCTATATACTGGAGAATCTTTTGACGTTCCACGGACAGGATAGTTTTTTTAAAAAATTTTTGGAGGTATTTTTATGTACGATAATGTAAAGTTAGAAAAGGGTCTATACAACATCTCAGGAAAGACTTTCCTAGATACACTTGAAGAACAAGACCCATCGGAGAACTATATTGGTACTCCTATGGAAAAGCTCGACGCTTTTGAACGTCAACTTAAAAGGTTTGACATCAAGCTAAACGGCGAACACTGCGACAAGGTGGAAAAGTTCTTCTCAACTACCGAAACCGCTGTACTCTTCCCAGAGTATATTAAAAGGTGTGTACTCCAAGGCATAGAGGATAATCACTTTGAGGATGTAGTCGCTGTTAAGACTATCATCAACAGCACATCCTACAGAGGCACTTATATTAGTGATACCTCTTCATATTCCGCTAACGTGAACCCAGGTGTTGCAATCGCTGATAGTACTATCTATGAGAATTCAACCTCTGAAATACTATTGAAGTTAGGTAGAGTTATCAACGCCCCTTACGAGGTCGTTAGACAACAAAACCTTGATATCTTCAGTGTACAGTTGAGAATCATAGGCAGAAAGTTAGGCAATGCACTCTACAATAGAATCCTTAACACAATTTCCGATAACGCTACCACCGTGGATGCTAGTAGTCATGACATCACTTACAACGATTTAATCACACTATATTCAACGTTCACAAACTACGATATGAACGTACTAATAGCATCACCTGCTATATGCTCCAAGATTTTGAGCATTTCCGAGATTAACGACTGTTGCCATCCTCAAACTGTAGATAATGCTATCATTCTACCGTTTGGTGCAAAGTTGATTAAGTGTTCTTCTATGAGCGACGACTATATCTATGCACTAGATAAAAACTTCGCTATAGAGTACGTTACTGCTACAGATATCTTTATGGAAACTGACAACGTAATCAATAGACAACTAGACCGTCTAGCTGTAAGTACTCAGTTCCTATTTAGATGTTTAGAATCTAATGCTATGAAGGCTCTAGTAATTCCAGAGGCTGAATAGTTAAAAAATCTAATGTAGGGGACGGTCACAACCCGTTCCCTATAAAAAAAATCGAAATTTAAAGGAGTGTTTCTATTGGAAAAAGAACTTTTAGAAAAGTTGAACAAGTTCACTAGGCGTGAACTTTCCGAAGATGAAGTTTACATCTTCGATGTGGTGCTATGTGACAACGACGTTGACCGAGATGGTGAAGCCTTTTCCGACAACGCTTTGGATACTCTTCAAAAGCTTTATATCGGTAAGACCGGAATCTTCGACCATAACCCAAAGGGCAGTAATCAAACTTCACGTATCTTTGATACCAAGGTTGTCACTGACGATACTAGAATGACCAGATACAACAAGCCATACAAGTCTCTA